TGATCAACGGCCTTCTGAGTCAGATTCAGATGGAGAATGTACATAATCAGAGTCACTGTTATATCAACTGCTCTCACTCCGAGGGGGTCGGAATGGGGGCGGTGGAGGCGGCTCTTCGGTCGAAGCCGGTGATCATCACGGACTATGGGGGTCTTAAGGAGTACGTTAAGACTCCATGGGTTATCCGCTGCACAAAAGGAAAAATTGGGTTTGACGATTTTCTATTCAAAAAAGACCATATTTGGGGGTATCCGTTGTACGAAGATCTCGTGACATATATGAAATTCTGTTATCAGAATAATATTCGTGAATTCAATCACGATCACACCCGCAAGCTTATGGAGGAGGTGAAGGTTACTTTGACACATTGTTAGCTGGGGTATTCATGCCGCGGGCGATGGCATTCACACCCATGCCAATATTCACCAGTGACCGAGCAACCGACGCCTTGGCAGCTGATGCGGCGGCGCGTTTAAAGTAAGCTGCGGCGCGGTTGGCGTTATTTGAAGCGGCGCCAGTAGACTGCCCAGCAAGGCTCTTCATCTTGTTGGATGCAGACATGAGCTGGTTATAGCTATTTCCAAACTGAGAAGCCGCCTTATTGGCGTTGTTATTGGCTGCAGTTGGGCGGTTGTTGGCGAAGCTATTCGCGCTCCGATTAATATTATTATTGGCATTCTTAATACCATTCACAGCATTATTCACTTTAGTCAGTGCAGAGGAAAGGGTGGCATTCTGGCGCTGGTTATTCATTTACTTTAATTCTATATTAAAATTTAGATGGCTTCCCTGAAGGTGGTGAGACGGAGAGGGCCTGATCGGACTGGGAATCCACCCAATAAAGAGACAGATATACTATGATACCTATGACGAGGGTGGAGGACATCATAAATGACTTTTGGGTATTGAGATAAAGAACTGCCTCGTCTATGAGCTTGAATCCTGTGGGTTTCTTTATCAGCTTGGGGACGAGATAGACGAGTAGGAAATTTACAGCCATGGCTGCCCATACATAGTTGAGATTTAACTCCATTACACTCTATCAAGATTTTAGTGAGGCGCGTGCTTCTTGCAGAACTCGCCGCAGGTGGCCTTGAAGCGGCAGGGGCGGCCCTCGAGGGTCTTGGACCTGCAGATGGGCCCGCAGGCCTTGGCCGTCTTGGCGGCGGTGGCGGCCTCGATGGCCTTGGGGGGCTTGTCGATCACCTTGAGCTTGTGTGAGGCTTCTGCGATGGCGATTGAGCGCTCGCGCGCGCGAAGAGCCGCGTCGGCGAAGGCCTCTGGGTCTGGGTGTTTTATTTGTTTTCCGCTCTCGAAGAGCTTTTTCCAGAGCTCCCCACCCTTGCCCTTAGGGGGTTCGAGGGGAACTTTTTGTTTAGGGACGGTGGTCCGCTGAGCGACCGCCTCGGTACGGGTCGCGTTCCAGCCGAGAGGCTTGGGGCGGGCAGGCATGAGAGACATTTTTGGGTGGTATCTATGAAGACCTAGGTTAGGGCCCGGGCACAAAACCTATTTTTTTAGGAGTTCATAAGAGAGGGCGTGGCCGCCGCCGCTCTATGTAATGCGTTAACACGTCTAGCTGCTGCAGCAACTTGCCCTGTCATATTTACAGCAGCTCTAGACGCTTCTTTAAACTGTTCAGCATTTTTTTTATTTCTGTTACTAAGTTCATTGAGTACATTTGTACTTTTATTGATTGCGGCCTCCACTGCTGCAGAATTACGAGCGCGCCCAATCGCACCATATTTCCGTGGGGCATTGCCCATGGCATGAGCCCCACGGTAACCGTATTTGGCTGCTGCGCCAAGACCACGGGCAAACCCACTGTAGCCTCTGGCGCCGGCTGCGGCGGTGAGATTGCCTGCATAGCGGCCCATACTCAGACCACCACGAATGCCCAGGCCGGCTGCACCGAGACGGTTACGCGCGCGCATGCCAAAGCCGCGTCCGGCCTCACGCAGACGGGCAAGACCACGCAGGCTACCCTGATTACCCTTCACCTTCTTATTAACGGCATTCTGATAGCGAACGCGATGTTTGGAATAGAATGTTTTGTCATCATTGGACCATCTTGCAACGGGCTTGTTAATCAGAGTATTAATAGAAAGCTGTTTATTAGTACGAGCATTATTGCGATTCATTCTACGAGTTTCGTATGTTGCTCCATGAGCTTCCATTGCATTCAGCCGTCTTTGCTGAGAAACTCCTGGGTAGTTTTTACCAAATCTGGCCGCCGCCGCCCCACCCATACCACGGTAGCCGCGGCTGGCGATGGTCCTGCCGCGGTTCTGACGGTATGTAGAGTAACGGTTATTAAGCACAGCCCCACCGGCGCGGCGAGCAAACTTCAACTTTCTCATCTCTTCATTACGAGCCAACTTCTTCATTTTCTTCTCATCATTACGAGCCTTCACATTCGCCAAAGCGTTACTGTAAGAAACCATTATGTATTATAAATCAAGAAATTATTTTGACGACGGATTTACTTTTAATATTTATTTGCGAGGAGTGGAAGGAGGTCCTCCTGCAGGCGTGTATTTAGGGCTGGAGGGTGGGGTTCTAAAGCCGTTGTTGTTTTCTGGTATGCTGAAAAGAGATCTCTTGGCCTTTGGCGAACGGCGCACTGAAGCTGAAGGAGCCTGATTACCCGGCACGTAAGGTGCTATTGCGACCGCAGTTTCTGAGAATAGAGGGCTCGCGCTAGGACGCGAGCCGCGGGCACCTGGATGCAATTTACGGAAAGCCGTTGATGAAGAGATGGGGCTAGGAGCCCGCCGTGGGCTCGCGCTCGGTCTCCGGTGGATACGGAAGGGGCTCGTTCTCGGGCTCACGAATCTAGGCACGTAAATCTTTCGTGTAACGGGGAGTGATTTTCTCTTGTGCTTTTTCATTTTAGCCTTGGCGGCCGCTTGAAGGCGCGCCTTATATATAAGGGCCGTGAGTTCCCGGATCCTTCGTTCTATACTCGAAGTTTTTTTCATTTGAAATAGTTCAATATTTTTTCCCCTGGCAATACTAGAATGGCAATAACCAACTGGGGTCCGTACTTTTGGGGAGTGCTACACATCGCGTGTCTCACCGCCCCCCATACCCTTACTGACGGGCACAAAGAAGGGTTCAGGCAGCTCGTGGATAGCTATGCCAAAGTCCTGCCTTGTCCAGTGTGTCAGAAGCACTTTGATGAGACCCTTCATAAATTTCCTATAGAAGAACGCATGGAAAGTGGAGAAGCACTGTTCATGTGGTCTGTCGATATACACAATGAAGTAAATAGACAACTGAAGAAACCAATTGTGACCTACACCGAGGCTCTAGCATATTGGGGACCCAAGTGCAACTATTCACCGTCAGAAGAAGCTAAATTTCCATATGAAATTGCAGCTACAATTGCGATAATAGTCCTGGTGGTTGCAGTTGTCAAATTTAAAATCTAATTTATAGTAATAATGGCAACTGAAGAGAAGAAGCCAGCGAGTCTTCAACTGGATACTATTGGTGCGAGTGTGGCTGGAGTATTGCTCTTATCGATTCTAGTTGGTGTGGTGGTTAAGCGCGGGTCTCTATTTGGTCTCAACCAACCTGCAGCTGAGCACATGTTTGAGAAGATGGTGATTGTGGGAAAGGTTGGCCTAGTGGGTCTCTTCCTGCTTCTGAGCTTTATCAATGGGCACAAGGAGTACGTCGAGAAGGATCCACGTGAATTTCTTGGAGGCAGCATCCTCATCGCAGGTACCAGCGCTCTTGGCGGCCTTCTTATAGCATGGAACCGCAAACGCCCAGACTTGTTTTTTGAATCTATATTTATTTGTTCCCTTTTCTTCTTCCTGTTTGCAGTTGCACGTGAATTCTCTGGTTACTTTGCTCTGATGAGCGGCGAGCATCTCCAGGGCACGCAGGAGAAGCAGCGCAATGTGATGGCTCCAATTTTGACTGTAATTGGAGTTTCGGCAATTTTGTACATGATTTATCTTGCCTTTGTTGCACGTGTAGCCCCACCTGAATCAATTATTGGTTTCTTACCTGAATTAATTGGATTTGTAACACTGGTAACTATTGGTGAAGCTGTGGTGGCCAAGCAGCACGGGGAAAAAATAGGTCCTGCTATAGGCTCCAGTATCGCCTTGTTTGGTGGAGCCCATATCCTATTTCAATACGGTGGATTTTACAAGGAAATTTTCGGAAGTGCTCCAATAAATTGGTCATTGTTCAACGCTTAAAGTCACAGCCCCCTACCTTTGTAACCAAAATGCAATATGAGCGCCTATCACATACTGAACATATTCTCAAGCGACCCGACACATATGTTGGATCCCTCCCTCCCGAACCTGCCCAATATTGGGTTCGAGATGGACCGAACTTCAAGATTTCTCAGCTTTCTGTTTCACCTGGTTTGGTGAAGATCTTTGACGAGGTTCTCGTCAATGCAATTGACCAGAATTCGCTACACCCCAAGAAGGTGGCGTGTATCGAAGTGACCATCTCCACAGACAATTCAATTACAGTTTATAATTCAGGAGTTGGAATTCCAATCAAGAAACACGAGAAGGAGAAGGGTCCTGACGGAAAGCCCTTGTGGATCCCTGAACTTATCTTTGGATATCTTCTGACCAGCTCCAACTATAATGATGAGGAGCAGCGCGTCACTGGTGGGCGCAACGGCTACGGTGCAAAGTTGGCCAACGTTTTCAGTTCTAAATTTAAAATCAAAATTAGTGACGGAAAGAAGGTCTATGAGCAGACCTGGACGGACAACATGAGCAAGGTGACCCCTCCAGTTATCACTGACGAAAAGAAGCCTCCGTCCGTGACAGTCACCTTTTCACCGGACTGGAAGCGGTTTGGGGGCCCTGGAGACTTTGCCAAGCTCGTTGAGAAGCGCACGTGGGACGCCGCTATGTGGTGCGCCAAGGCGGAAATTTACTTCAACACCAAGAAGCTCAGCGTCTCCTCCCTCGAGGACTATGCGGCTATGCACGGTCTCACGAATGTGGCCAAGATGCGCTCCGACAACTTTGATATTGTTGTCGGCCACTCGCAGTCTGGCGCGTTCCAGCAGGTGGCCTTCGTGAATGGCATCGCCACGACCAAGGGCGGCACTCACGTGGAGAAGGTGACTAAGCTAATTTGCGATGAGATTGTCAAGGATAAGCGCTGTTTGACGCTCAAGCCTGCTCAGATCAAGTCGGCCCTCTTTGTGTTTGTACGGGCTGTTGTGGTCAATCCCACATTCTCCAGTCAGACCAAGGCGGAATGTACATCCAAAATTTCAGATGTTATTAATTTCAAACCAAAATTCATCAAGGATATCCTGGCCACTGGCGTCATCGAGGATCTCTTGGCTCTCGGTCTGGCCAAGGTGGAGAAGGAGCTCAAGAAGACGGACGGTTCCAAAAAGTCGCGCATCACCGGGGTGCCGAAGCTGGACGACGCCAACTGGGCAGGGACCCATCGGAGCCAGGAATGCACCCTCATCATCACGGAGGGAGACTCGGCCAAGGCTCTGGCTATCGCCGGGTTGAGCGTCGTCGGGCGCAATCAGTTTGGCGTCTTCCCTCTACGTGGAAAGCCGCGCAATGTCCGAGATGCCACCATCAAGCAGGTGACGGACAACGAGGAGTTCTCCAACCTCAAAAAAATCCTAGGTCTTCAACACGGTAAAAAGTACGGGTCACTAAGTGACCTGCGCTACGGCCGTCTCATGATTATGACCGACGCCGATCTGGATGGCTCGCACATCAAGGGTCTCGTTCTGAACATGTTCCACGTGTATTGGCCAGAACTCATCAAACTTGGTTTCATTGCGAGTATGGTGACGCCCGTGATCAAGGCGGGCAAGCAGTGGTTCTTCACGGAGGACGCCTTCCGCGAGGCGGCGCCGTCCGGCCCGGTCAAGTACTACAAGGGTCTCGGTACTTCCACGAGTGCAGAGGCGAAGGAATACTTCAAGAAGATTGAGCAGCTCACAGTTGCATTCAATTCAGATCCTAAATTCAACGAGTCTATGAGTTTAGCCTTTTCTAAATCACAGGCGGATGACCGCAAGCACTGGCTGACTCAGCACATGGCCGCGCCTCCTCCGTGTGTCAAGTACGGAGCCGTGAAGAACCTCACTGTAACGGACTTCATCTATCACGACATGGCCAACTTCAGTGCCGAGGACATCAAGCGCAGCATCCCTCACGTGGCGGACGGCCTCAAGCCCAGTCAGCGCAAGGTGATTTACGCCTGCCTCAAGAAGAACCTCGCGACAGACATGAAGGTGGCTCAGCTTTCCGGCTACGTGGCGGAGCAGACGGCTTACCACCACGGCGAGGCCAGCCTACAAGGCACCATCATCAATCTTGCCCAGAATTTCGTCGGGTCAAACAATCTAAATCTACTCGAGCCCTCGGGTCAGTTTGGCACGCGGTTGGCTGGCGGCAAGGATGCGGCAAGCCCCCGTTACATCTTCACGCGGCTCGCACCTTGGACGAAGAAGATCTTTGACCAGAGTGACAACGCGGTTCTCAAATACGCTTTGGATGACGGGCAGCAGGTGGAGCCCGAGTTCTACTCGCCTATTGTGCCCATGATTCTGGTGAATGGCGCCGAGGGCATCGGGACGGGGTTCAGCTGCTACGTGCCGCCCTTCGAGTACGAGGCGATCAAGACGAACATTCTGTGCGCGCTGGACCAGGTGGCTATGGTGCCGATGAAGCCTCACTTCAAGGGATTCAAGGGCAAGACGGAGAAGACGAAGGATCACACGTGGGTTCTGAGCGGTGTGGTGGTCAAGGAGGGGGCGCAGCTGCACATCACCGAGCTGCCTCCAGGCCGGTGGATCCAAGACGTCAAGGAGCACCTGGATGAGCTGGTTGATAAGGGAACCATCCAAAAGTACGAAAATCACTCAAGTGAAACTCAGCCGGACTTTCGCATCTGGGGATTTGGGGGCGAAGACCCAATCCGGGAGCTGGGGCTGACCAAGACCATTCACACGAGCAACATGTACCTGATTGGACCTAATGGGGCTGTGAAGAAGTACAACAGCCCTGAGGAGATTCTAGTGGAATACATTGAAATTCGGATCAAAATTTACAAGAAGCGCAAGCAGCACCTTCTTGCCCAGCTCGACGAGGAGATTCAGTGGGTGACGGAGAAGGCCCGCTTCATTCACGACGTGGCGGTGAGGCCGCTCATGTACATTTTCAACATTCCGCTCGGGAAGATTCATGAGCAGCTTCGGCATATGAAGTATCCCGAGGCCATCTGGCCCAAGTTGCTAGACATCAAGACGTACCAATACACAAAGGAGGAGGTTGATAAACTGCAGGCTCTGTGCCGCGCCAAGGCGGCCGAGCGTGATGCACTCAAGGCGACCAGTGTGGTGCAGTTGTGGAAAAATAACCTGTCCAATTTGTAGAGGATGGAACTAAATCCGATTACACAATTTCAGAAGATTCTGGAACTTGAAAGAAATTTACAAAGGAAATTTGTGAAGGCTGTGACGCCACCTTCACCCCCGCCGCCGCCCGCGCCAGTTGCCATGCCAGTACCAATTCCAGTTCAAATTAGTGGGTTCTTTATGGCTACTTCATCAAATGTGGTGACCTTCTATGTGAATACTACATGGCCTCTACTCACGGCCAATATAAAGGCGCCCATAGGTACGGGATGGCGCGTTTATGGTATTACAGGTATGATTGGCAACGTCATTCTGACCAAAATCAGTGAAGAGCCTGGAATAAAGAAGCTTGGTGAGCAGAACAGCGAGGGTTACATGTGGTCGTTCGAGTGTCAGACGGACACGGAGCAGAATATCGAGGGAACCCAAGGTGTGATTGGCGCCACTTTGTACCCGCCAGACGCGAGTTCGCTCGTGACCAACTCAATCACTGGCGACTTGTCGGGGTTCTATTATGTAGCACGCAACGTTCCTAGTTTTTACATTAAAGGGTCTGTGGTGCCCCTTATGTTCGGTGAAGGATGGAGCGTCTCTGGAATACCAGGTCTCACCGGGAACGTCACAATCAAACAGTTTGTGACCATATCAGGCCGAGTCACTGAACTGTGGCCGTACGACTCGTATATAGTTCTGAATACCGATTATATTCCTGAAAATACTGGGCTACCAATTCCAGTTGAAAATATAATTGTGAAACAGCCCCCTGCTAAAGCCAAGATAATTGGTGCAAATGTCCAATACACATCTGAAACTTCAAATGTGACTATGATCGAGATGAACACCAAACTCAAGATTAATGGAGGTGCCCCATTACGAGAGCTGAACACGGGTATAAAGGAGGTTAAGATCTTTCATGATGAATATAAGGAGATTACTAAGCAGGGGTTCAACTCGGGCACCACCATGTCCCTTTACGCAGTGGGCCCCCAAGAGAAATACACTCGGGGCGAGGATAATAGCATGTTTAATGCAACGTTCCCACAGCATAGTAATTTCGTCATGTATCAACGCAACATACCCATTTCAGGTGACGTGTTTCTCGGGCAAACTATCACCATAGAGCTCAAACCGAAGGAACTTGGGGACTTGCTGTGTAATATGTACCTTCAGTGCTCTTTGCCTGCACTTACGGGATCTTCCAACGCATATACCAACCAGGTGGGGCGTGCGCTCATAGCCCAAGCCGACTTTATGATAAACGACACTGTGATAGAGACGGTATATGACGATTGGTTCTTTATTCGTGATCAGGTGTTCCTGGACGCAGATGAGCAGCAGTCCATGTTTTCAGCGGTTAATGGAGGGTCCTCGTCCAATGTGAGCCCCACGACTGTGCTCAACATGGTCATACCATTTGAATTCTTCTTCTGTAGAAGACACTCGCACGCTAATAAAGGGCGTGAGAGACTGCGCCGGCCGTACCTGCCACTGTGCGCCATATCTAATCAGAGAATCTATTTAAAAATAAAATTCAATCCGTGGGTATGGATCACAAATGACTTGGGCGTCTCAAGAAAAGACATTATTAATCCAAGTCTAATTTTGGAGGAAATTAAACTGACGGATGCCGAGAAGCTTTACTATCAATCTACACCTCAGAGATACGTTATCAATAGAGTTCAGAAAGAGTCGGCGCTTCCATTTACAAACGCCAATCCTCAGATTCAGCTCACTGCAAATTTTCCAGTGCAGATGCTTATTTGGTTTATTCGCAATCGCAAATATGAATCAGTCGCTTCTCCATCAGGCGCACCTTCCGGTCTTTATTACGATTCGCGGTACAGTTACGGATACACAACCCAGTATATTCAGACTGCAGTGCCTCTGACGTTCGTCTCAGGTACAACATCCTTTATCGACGTGATTGACACGGCTAATATTGTGTTGAACGGAATCGACATTTCCAGTACATTCAAGGGCTCGCTCTATTATTCATTCAAGCAGCCCATGGATCACGGTCTGTCGGTGCCGGCCAAAAATATTTACATGTATTCTTTTGGCCTGACTCCAAAAGAGTATAATTCAGGTGGGTACATCAACTTTTCCAAGCTGAATTCTCAGACTACGAAACTGAACCTGTCATTTGTACCTGCGTACGCGTCTCAGCTGATTCAGGGGTATCAACTGTATGTTTTTTATTATGGATACACGATTTTGGAGGTTGCGAATGGGTTCGCAAGACTTCCTTTTGCCTGATGAGGTATCCGATAATTCCATTCGTGATGCACCAACGAATGAAGTTCAGCTGGGCTACGGTTGTCGTGATTTCCTGAAACTCAATGCGCTCGGTGCGGCAGAAGGGATCGAAGAGCTTCTTCGAGTAGCCGTCGAGCGACGACTTGTAAGCCACATGCACAGTGAAGATCTTGCCATTGGGCGCCGTATATGTGATGTGACGGGCCTTGGAGTAGTTGGTCACAAACCACTCCAAGTTTCTAAGTGAAATTCCCTTGGTATGACAGAGAATATCTCGCAGCTGATCAGAGTTCTCTTTCTCCGAGAAAAATCGGGTGAGACTTTCTAGAAGAAGGTCAGATTTACTCATTAATATTTTAGGTTCCTAAATGTTTAAGCGACTTCTAACCTCCAAATTCCAACTAACTGGTTCCGCCTCTTTGTGGTTGGAAGGTTCTCCAACCGGCGTCTGAGGGGCTTGCTTCAGATGGAAATTGCAGTATCCATTCGCCTTGGGCTCCTTGAGACACCTCGCCTTGCTCTTCAGCTGACCCTTGCAGAACCTGCACTCCACTTCAGCAGTGTCTTCCACGAGTCTCGTCAGGGGGATTGTGTAGAGCTTCGCAATCACCTCGAGCGACTTGCGAAGGCGCAACGCAACGCGCCTATTCACCTCCTCCTCGATCATTTCAGCGATCTGTTTCTCCATACTAAATTAGGTGATTTTTTCTCTAAGTTTTACCTGATTACAAATTTTTTTATGAATCGGTTGGTCAAATCTTTGATTGGATACTCATTATGAATCTTCCATTCTTTTTTCCCTCCTGTAAGTTTGTACCATTTTTTATTGAAATTTCTTGTAGGAGGGAGCCATGTGATGCCGGTTTCTAGATTTCTGTAAGAAGAATTTTGTTCAAAATTAATAGCAGATGGTATTTTTATTTTTTGACAACGCAATGCAACGTCGTTAGGCATCATATACTGCTCGTTGATTATATTTCCTATATAAATTGGTTTAGATATAAAAATCGATCCAAACGTTATAACGTGCAATTTTGACACATTCGGATGTGTATTCAATAATTTGCAAAGTACATTTACAACCATTCCACCATATGAATGACCCACAAGGAAAACGTGTTTTCTCAATGGATCATTAAGACTTGCGGTTACTCTAACCAATATATTCTTGATGTGTTCTGAAGTTCGTGGATTAAGAGGGGTTGCGCATTGCAAAAATATATGTTTGAGAGTCTTGTACATGCTTTCGTTGCAAATACTAAACTCATTTATACGCCTGGCTATGCTCGCACCTTGTTGATTGTTTGATAGATTTGAGGAAATTCTAGAAGTACCCCTCCCACTGCACCCGAGGCCGTAAAAATTATATACGTCAATATCTTTCAACTGAATTTCAATACTATTATATAAGGTAATATTTCTAAATATGGTTGGTGTGGGCAAGTTGCGAAAACGCATCTTTGCTCCATTCAAATTACCAGAATTTATTTTATTCTGTATGTTAAGCAAAGTTTGATGATAATTCAAATGATTCGTTATTTTATTATAAATATTTCTATACCTAGAATTATTACTTAATATCTGTTGATTTATCTTCTTTTTAATTTCATCTGATAATTTGAGAATTTTATTTGGGGTATTATAATAATCACTTCTTAACAGTCTATAACTAATAATAGACAAATCACTGAAATTAAGTTTATATTTATTTTCGATTGATGTATATAGTCTATTTAATTCATTCTTATATATAGAATTAGTATTATACATATTATGATTCTTATTGTTTTTTAGTTCCTTTAATGCTAAATTAGCTACGCTTTTTGTTAGAGAATTTCTCATGTTAGTTATTTTCTGTTTTCTTCTTATGTCCTCTAAAGTTATAGGCATTATTATGAAAGTATAAAAAAATCTGTAATCTTCTTGACCTTTGGCGCGAACAGGAGATTTGCCGTGTCGCTGCCTAGTAGAGGTTCAAGCAGGTCGCACACGGGTTTCTTGAGTTGGTTGGTGAAGTAATACTTGTAGTCGATCTTGATCCCGTTCTCAGCCACCCATGCAGGGTCCTCGGCCTTTTCGTACATCTTGGCGTTTTTGGGGCCCTCCACGATTACAAACTGTACTCGGTCTCCTTGCTGCGGCTCGGAGCCTGGACTGCGCTTCTTGATCTTGTCACGCACCTCCGCATGAGGCATCTTAACTTTGTAGGACGAAGCCAACTGCTTACTCATCATCAGTTTCTCAGTAGCCACCTCCCCACCTGTGAGAGCTTTAGCAGCCGCCTTGGCAAACTCCACTGGCGGCCGCGGATCGTCGCTCTCAAGAATCATATTCAGGAGAGAATTAAGCGTCTCGCGAACATACTGGCAGCTGTCCCGCCGGACAACCTGGAGACCTTTGATGTCAATTTTCTTGAACACAACCGCGTCTCCCTTCTTCTCCCACATCTTGGCAGCATAGCGCTTCTTCGAGTACAGAAAGTACGGGCAATAAACCTTCTCGAGCTCAAGGTCATTCGGCGCCTTGAAGAGCTTCGTGCATTCAGCCGCGGCGCGCTCTCCGAGCTCCCAGCTGTAATCTATAGCATCCTGTCCCTTGCGCCCCTGGGTGTCGAACTCAACCATCACTGAGTCCGTGTCGCCGTACCTCACGTTGGCTCCTGGAAAATTGGCCTCGACGTATTTCTTAGTCTCCTCAATCATCTGTCGTCCTCGCATAGTAACAGTTGATGCGATGGCGAGAAGTGGAAGCATGCCCTTAGACGCGCCAGTAAATCCATATATACTATTCATAGAAATCTTGTAGGCCAGTTGCTGCCCATTATACACAGCCTCCATGGGCGTTCCTTCTGCCTCGGCCATCAACTTCTTAGCCTTCTTGCGGAACGCCTTCAGGTCCGTCAGGATGGATGGAAGGAGAGATGGTACATTCTGTGCGAATCTGAACGGCCCAAACTGCTCGTACTCCACACCCTCGAGGTTATCAAACTGAGGGTCCATCACAAGTGACGAGTAGCACAAGTTATGTGCGCACATGATGCTCGGGTACAGGCTCGCAAAGTCCAGTGCAGTGATTGGCGTGTAGTAAGCGCCTGTCTGGGCATCGAGCACAGTCGCACCTTGGTACTTTTGATCTGATGCTGAACCAGGTGGCGCGCGGAACACTGGGATGATGAAACCGATCTCGCGCGCCTTGTAAGCCATCTGACTAAACACCTTGATTTGCTGTCCTCTCTCACTCAGAAACGCGAGTGGAACCCAGCACGCCTTGGCCATCTCAATTTGGTTCTGAATTTGACAGAGTTTGTCCAACAGTTTGAGAGGAAGGGCGGTATCCTGCATACAGTACTCCGCCACCTCGCCAAGTTTCTTTGGGTCCCCCTCGGCGTACCGGCTGAAAATCTCTTTGACAGGCATATCGTGCTTCTGGTCCTTGAGGAAGTGCTTGCTGACGTTGTTTAGGGAATAAGATTCCAATTTGTGCTCGCGCTTGACATCCTGAAAGAAATCAAATACGTACCGCCCACGCATGGGAACCATCTTGAGCATGTTGTCTCCTAGCGCGCTCGAAGACAGGTTCTTTGTTATGAGTTCGACCGGAGAGTCCTTGAACCGTCCCCACGTGGGCGCCAGATTATTCAGGGTACAGCGCACGAGCAGAAACTCCAAGTCAAATCCAAAGATGTTCCAGCCCGTTACTACATCCGGGTCAATCTCCGTGATGTACTGCTCGAACCTCTTCAGGAGAGCCTTCTCTGTCTTGAAGCTTTCGCAATCTGGCGCGTCTGTCTGCTTGAGGCACAAGCAGCGGCGAACTTCGTCGCCCCCATAGACTCGAGTAGTCATACCAATCTGAAAAATGACGTCCTCAGCCTTTTGCGGAGTCGGGAAGCTTCCATCCTTGGAGTAGCACTCGATATCGAAGCTCATAATTTTGATGGGTGCGATATCGTCTCGATCTAGCGGTTTCACGAGGTCTATGCGCGGCGCCCAGAGGGTCACGTCACATGACGTGGAAAAGTCGGGCTCGCAGTCCGATACCTCGAACCACCCCGTGGATTTAATTCCAGTGACGTGCATGAAGCGCAAGACGGGATCGATGTTTGACTCGTAAATTTTAAGGCGACCGAAGCTCTTGAGATCTTCCCACCTGTCGTCTCGTTCCTTGACTTTCTCCACTGCAGAAGCGCACATGCGCATGGCGCGACACGTCTTGAACTCAAGTCGGACGAATCTGGACAGAAGACCGTTCTGGAAACCCCATAGATCCTTGGCGTGAATCTCACGAACCTCTTTGAGATCATTCCGAAAATGATTTTGAATTGCAAACTTGAAATCAGGGAAGGAATGTCCTCGACGAATCTTGATGTAAAAATAGGGGTTGAAAGGAACACCTACGGCGAGCGATTTTCCATCTTCACACCTACCATAAATTCTGACTGTAAATTGACCGTCTATATCATTCCCTTCCCAGGCAATAGCTTGGCACTTCATCGTACCATTTCAGGGAATTTTATCTTAAAGTAAAGTAAATGAGCCGCGTTTGGTTTATTCACGTAGATACATCTTCGAACAAGGACAACACTGTTATCAAGAGCAACGCTTTCAACTCGTTTGATTGTTCGGTATTTCTTGGCCAGACTCACACCCGTGTGAAGCGTGTTGCTCTCAAGTCGGCTGAGATACCACTCGGTTTCTACAATATTCGCGCACCATATAACACCCTCACTCTTAACGTTCTGAGCACACGCACGAGTTACACATTCACGCCTGGAAATTACTCCGCATCTACATTCATATCCACTATTAACAACACTATCACGACTGCAGTGGGCAGTTTTGCTATTAACGGCACGACTAACAAGATTACTTACACCTCCACATCTGGTTCAACCAGGATAGTTGCAGACCCCGGAACTCTGGGCCATCTTCTGGGATTTACTAATGACCAAGTGGGTGTTAGTTTCACCGCCAATAAGTCTTACAATATAGATTTTGACAATTACATAAATATATACATAGAGAACCTTCGCAACTCGTGCATGGAACCCTATGCCTGTACATATAAAATTCCAATCACCGTTATGAAGGGTGGTGTTCAGAACTTCCTATCTGACAGTTACTTCAAGCAATCTATTGAAATTTTCGATCCAAATTACAAAGTAAATCGTCTAAACATACAGGTGCGTGATCGTTTCGGCAATCCAATGGACAATAACGGTCTTGATTGGTCTTTCACGCTAGAGGTGGAGTCTGACAATTAGTCCAACTTTTTTTCGCCTGCAAAAGTAATATGAGTAGAACCATTGATGGTATAATTGGTACTGCTTCAAAGAATGCTCCAGTACCACAATTTCGCCCATATGATTTCGGCACTGATGCCATCGAGCGCCAGCGTGTGTCGCTAGGCCAGTCTCTCATCGATGCCGATTTCGAATATGGAATTCAGCAGACGAAGTGGCAGACCCACCAGGAGATTCGCAAAACGCCTAGTTTCTACGAAATTCCAGGTACTGATCTCGTCGTAACAGCCGTGGCGGCAGATGGGAGACCCATTGTTTCAAACGTTCTGGTCACGACTTCATCCATTGTACCTGCTATAGGTTCAATTATAACTGTGACTGGACTTTCCAATTTTTCTAGAACAGCAGATCGCGCCGAGGGTTACTTCCTCGTGACGGCTAATACGACAGTCCCAGATTACTTCGCTTCTCTTCCAGCTGGAACATTTGCTTATCGTGCGAAAGGTTCAATAGTGACTGGAAGTTTATTCACAACTTCAACTACATACCGCCGCGGTGGCGTGTTCAACTCGGGCAATTGTTCAATTCGCGTTGATAATATCAATCAGTCTGGCTCGACTGTGACCGTCAGAACATCAAATATCCACGGTATGCTTCCAGGCACGCCCATCACGTCCAACAACTGGTCTGGGCCAGGCGTAGCCGGTGTGAATGGCAACTTCTTCGTCGAGACCGTACCTTCCGGAAACACCTTTACTTACACTTCTTATTTCGCCGGCGCTCCAACGAGCATAGGCGGCGGATCCATCTTCGTCCAGCCTTATTCCACCGTGGCTCACCGTCCATTCGACGGTGGCGTGCTTCTTACCCCCGTTGTGACGTCGCACGGGGCTAATATCGTGCGTCAGTCCAAGAAGGTGTTCCGGTACCAGTCCGGTAAGGGCCTTCTCTGGTCCTCTGGTACCCTCTTCTGCCCCAACAACGACATTGCTCGCGTCACAGCAAGTGG